TGCAGTTGTTGCTGCTGCATACCCTGTTGCTACTACTGTAGATGCTGCCTTCTGTCCTGGTAGTGGTCCCATTGCTAGTACATCATTACCTACTAGTTTAAATACATCCTTATCAATCTTATTTGATAGAACTTGTCCTGATTGAAATGCTAACTCTCCTCTTACTTCATACTGTGCTAGTTTTTCATCTAGTGTATCTAAGAAGTGTGAGTGTACATATCTTGTACTTACTGTGATTGTTACTTCATCATTAGCAAGTACTTTAGAGATTACCTCTTCACCTCTTACATGTGTCTGGATATCTGCCTCTGCTGCTTCACCTGTTACAATGAACTGTGCAGTTTTACCTCCACTAATCATTCTATTCTTAATTAGACCTAGTCCAATATTCTTTTCTCTAAATGCTTTGATTACCTCACCTGTGTATAGTGTTAATGCTGTTGCTCTGTTTGCGTCTTTGTTTGGTAATGTTGATACTACTGCTGCCAATTTCTTGTCTCCTGCCCTTATTGGGACTTATTATAATTTATTATTAGTACTAATGGGTACACCTCAACCTAACATGTTGTTGAGTTATCTTTCTGTGCTACCCTTAGGTAGTCTTTACAAGGCTCAAAAGAACCCCCACTCAAGGAGAGAGAGGAGAGAGGAGGCTCTTTTGAAACTTGCTACATCTCTGGGTGGCCTTCAATGAGAGGGCTGAGATGTATATAGTCATAGTAGGAGGGGGCTATGAAAAGCTCCAACCCTCTTTGTTTGTTCTTCCTAACTTTTCCATAACCTTAGCATTAAACTTAGGGTCTGTATTGTAAGCAGGGTTATTCATATCAGTAAACAATTCTGATTCTGAACTATACCCTTTACTAGTTGTAGTCTGAGTTGAGTTAGTATGTAGTACATCAGCTGAACTGGTACCTGTATCATACTCACCATAGAGTTGTTTAAGAAGTGCTTGTTGTGCTAGTTTAGGAGCACCTGCTAGAGCCTCATTAAAAGCTTTAATATCCTCAGGTGTCTTATTCTCTTGTGCCCAAGCTGATACTTCTTTAAACTTCTCTGCACCTCCCCCTAATGGAGCTAGTACATCATTCAATGTTTTCTCTTGCTTATAGTTTCTATAGTCAATCTCATTGTCTACTTGTTCTTTGGTATAACCTGCCTCAGCAAGTTCAGAGTATTCAGCCTCAGATAGTTCACCATTCTTTGCATAAGAGTCTACATACTTATCATAAGATGCTTTCTCTTCTTTAGTTGGTTCCTTCTCTTCTGACTTTTCCTCTTCTTTAGATAGATTATCACCCCCTTCCTCAGGCTCAGCTTCTTCAGCCTTAGCCTTAAATTTCTCAAGCTCCATATAGGACTTGGCAATCTCTTCTGCTGATTTACCTGCAAACTTCTCAGGCATCTCAAATGTTACTTCATCAGATGGGAGTCCTGCTTCTGGCTGTTCCCCTTCTGATAGTACTGATTGAACTTCTGATTCATCTAGTACTGCTGATTGTTCTGTTACTACTTCTGGTGCTGCTACTTCTATTTCTGCCATATTCTCTCTCCTTCTCTAGTTATCCCTTAGGACCCTTGTATGCATAGTACTCTTCCCAAGTCTCAAAGTCACATCTGTACTTCTTCTCAGTTGGTAATACTTCTTGTAATACTTTCTCTATCTCTTTCTTTATTGTTGGTACTGCTTTCTTCCTAGGTGCCATCTATTGTCCTCCTTTATTGTTATCTACTTGCATCTGTCCTTGAACTTCCTGCTGCTGCTGTTGCTGCATAGCTTGTTGCTGTGCTTGTTGTTCAGCTTGTATCTGCTCAGGTGACTTAACTATAGACTCTGGGTCCATACCAAGTGATGTTGCTATCTGAGATAAGTATGCAGGTACATTTAAGTACTGTGCTATTACCTCAGGCCCTAACTGTGCTACTGATTGTAACATAGTATTAAGGTTACTGAAGTCTCTTTCTCTTGAGATAGCTGAGATACCTGTAGTGATACTAGGTACTGTAAACTTAAGTACTTCTGGTTGAATCTCTTGTAGTATTAATGTAATGATAGGAGTCTGGAACTCACTAGCTAGTACACTAAATACACCACCTAAGGTTGCTTCTAGTTCTGCTGCAGTAGCTCTAACTTCTGTAGCTGTAGTTCTCTCAGAGTCCCTCACTTGTCCTGATAGCATTAAGAAAGCTCTAGATAGTCTATTCTCTAGTTGCCCCATTAGGTTGAATGGTACTTGTAAGTCTGCACCTTTATTTACTTGTAAGGTAGTTACCTCTCTTTCTAAGTCTCCTAATACAAACTCACCATTCTGTGCATTATTTAAGTCCTCTACCTTAAGTGTACTACCTGGTCTTAAACCAAATAGAGTCATAGCAGATATTCCTGCCCCCTCTGTAATAGTTTGAGTAAGTCCTTCTAAGCTTCTAAGGTCTCCAAGATACTGTGATACTAATCCTCTACCATAATCTTCATTATTAACAGTAGTCCATCTTAGTATAATGTAAGGTAGTTTATCTTTAGTATACTCTTTTTCAGTACCCTCAATTATTACTTCATTAATCTCTTGCCATACTTTGTATTTATTCATAGCTGTTCTTACTATCATAGTATATACATCTACTTGCTTTACTTCTACAGTACTAGTAGAGTCCTCTGGTGTAGCATCTGTAGCTTCTTCTAACTGCTTCTGTACCTTCTTAGGTAGTGCCTTAAAGGCCATCCTCTCATTGATACAAGCAGTAAGTACATTACCTACATAGTCTCTTTGTACTACATACTGGTAAGGAGAGAATACTTTAATACCTCCATTAGGTACCTTGTACATCATAGCATTTCCTGTTATGATTAGAAGCTTAATAGCCTCATATACTGGTACCCTAAGAGCCTTCTGATTAATATACTCTACTACATCTCTTTCAACTTGTGCAAGTTCAGAGTCTAGCTGCTTCATAGCCTCAGGTGGGATATCCTTTACTGCTTCCTTATCTGGTAATAATCTAAAGAATACACCTGTTGGAGGGAGTAAAGCTAATAGTAGTTTAGAAGCTAGTGCATTTACAGCAGCAGGTCCTATACTATTATATGGAGTAGGTAAGGTTGCTGTCTGGTCTTGGTCTTGAACAGGGAAAATGTACGGGAGAGTAAGCTGTGAAGCATCCCTCCAATCACTTTCTAAAGATTCCCTAATAGTTTCATTAGTCTGATACCAAGATTTAGCTGTTCCATATTCCTCATGTAGGGCATTCTTTTTACTTGCCATTTAGATATCTCCTTCTATATTTGTACACCTGTAGTAGAAGGAGCAGCTTCTGTAGTAGTACTAGTATCTGCTGCTAAAGGAATCTGTAGTCCCCTAGTTCCTAACTTCTTCTTATCAATAGTATCTGCTTTCTTAGTACTATCTTCAAAAGTCTTAGCTGCCCCTGTCTCAGCACCAATAGCTGTATTAGTAATAAAATCTGCAGGTGTTTCTGCTGCTACTTCTCCACTCTTTCCGCCCATATTATTTAATCTCCTGTTCTTTTTCTTCTGCTATCTCTAGCTTTTGTTTTAGTAAACTAATTAATTGTTGTTGTCCTACTAGGATACCCAATTCAAAATCATTCACATAGTCTAGTGGCAGTCTGTCTGGAAAAGCCTCATCAAGAAACTTTAGTATATACATATTATCAGACATCCTCATCCTCCCCAATCTCTTCTACCTCTAATGTAACATTATCTAACATAGGAAATAAGTTAGTATTAAATAGTTCATCAGGGTGTACTACATCTTCAGGTAGTGTTCCATTCTGCTTAGAGATTAGGTATGTACCTACTACACTAAGTAAGAACTCTACATCTGCTTTGTTTTCTGTTAAACTTCCTATATCACCTAGTGCATAACATGCTTTGGTTAATAGTCTTTCTAGCTCTTTGCCTCTTGTTCTTCCAATGGGTAGGTGATACACATCTTCTGATAGGCCTGTACTTATATTACTTACCATATATTCTCTCCTTTATATTACATGTAGACTAGGTATCGGCTCATTCTTTCGCCGATAGAAGGGTATACTCTAGCACTAACTGCTTGAACTACATTTTCTAACTTAGTGTTAGTGTATGTTATATACCCTTCCCTTGCCCTTAGTTA